GTTCATCAACACTCATTATGACCTACTTGCTCCGCTTTACACTACTGCCAAAGGTAATCCTGATTTGACTATCCTTCTTAACTTGCTTACTAAGCAGTTAGGTGATGGTATCAAGTCTGATGTACAACGTGTTGCTTGGTTCGGTGATGTTGCTTCTGCTGATGACAATCTCAACTGGGCAGATGGTATCTTCAAATATCTTGATCAATTGGTAACAGCTGGTACAGTTGGTGCTTACACTAACTCTAACCAAGGTACTACCTTGACTAACCAACAGGCTTATGAGCTTCTTCAGGATGTTGTAAACGCTGCTCCTGCTGCTCTTAAAACTATGCCTGCAAGCGAAAAGATTATTCACATCAACGGTCTTCTTTGGGATCAGGTGTTGACTTATCTTGAAGACAATGCAGTAAGCAACGGTTTCATCAAAGTATTCGAAGAAGAGAAAGACAAGTTCGTTGGTACTTACAGAGGTATCAAGGTTAAAGCTCACTACGAGTGGGATGAAATCTCTCAGGAGTATTTCGGTTTGGTTGACCAAAACAAAGTTGTTTATACTCACAAGTCAAACATCGTTGTAGGTACTGACCTTAGACCTGATGCAACTGGTGGTGCTTCTTTCTTCAAAGTTTATCAGAATCCTGAAACTGATGAAATCACTCTTCGTGCTAAGTTCGTGTTCAACACCAACTATGTATGGCCTGAGTTGTTCTCAGTAGGTCTCTAAAAATAATCAGGGCGGTGTAACAGCCGCCCAATTTTAAAATCTAATAATCTAAAAATATTATGGCAATTACTTCAGGTTTAACTACCAATTGCGCAAAATCTTGTGCAGGTGGTGTTAAAAGAATTTGGATAGCAAATTTCGAAGATATAGCGACAGTCACCTTTGATGGTACAGAGCAAATCACTGGCATCACTATGAATGGTGCAGCTGTATTCTATGAGGTAGAATTGAAGCGTAACAGCAAATCATTCACAGAGCAGTTTAATGTTTCTGAGGATGGCTGTAACAACTCGCTTACACAAACCTTCACTGGCAATGGTCAATGCCGTGACCAGGATACTCGTAACTTCTTGGTATCTGCTGCAAAACAATCTTGCTGCGGTATCATCGTAGCTCACGAAGAAAACAACGGACAAGTAGTTGTTTGGGGATTCTTCTCAGACCTTAATGCTCGTCTTGGTGCAGGTACTCAAATCACTACTGGTACCAACTTGACTGACCCGTCACAAATTACTTTGGAGCTTGTATGCGATACTATCGTTGATGGTGCTGCTACTGTGTTCACTCCTGGTGTTGCTGGTATCATCGCTCTTACTTAGTCTTAGCGTTTTTTTCATACGATTTTTGGTTTAAAACAGGGGGTATTTATCCATCTAAGGCGGTGTAAAAGCCGCCTTTTTTAAAATGTTAAGCTATGATAAAAGTTAAAGACTATTGCAAAGACTATAATGTACCATTCAAAGGTAAAAATCTCGGTACATTGGAAGGTGATGACCTTAAAAAATACATAAAAGCACACCTGGATAGCAAATATCCTGAGCAGCTTCTTAAATATTTTGACAATACTATGCAGGAATTGAAGGATTTTACCTTAGATTTACCTGCTAAGAAAATCAAAAAACCAAAATCAGAAGCTGAACAGACAGAAAGCGAAGAGTAATGAGTAAGAAAAACAAGCCAAATAATTTATTCAGTATGCAGATAGGCACTACGGCCGACCAGATCGTATTGCCAAAAGACCTGTATTACGAAAATTCAGACCCGACAAGAGCGTTGTTTGGCCTGTTTGACTATCTTCCATTTGTCCGTGAGGGTGAACTGGAGCAGATTATTGCTCTAATTAACAATTCTCCGACAGCTAAGGCCATCTGTAATAAGGTTGCGTACTATACTGTTGGCGAAGGTTTTTATATTCGCAAGGAAAAATCAGTCTTGGGTGAAAAATCAGCACAGATTCTTACACCGGAAGAGAAATCAAAACTTTGGGCAATCCTAAGCAGGCAGAATAGTGATGGTGAAACGATTTTGGATGTGTGCAAGAAAGCAGCTTTTGATTATACTGCAATTGGTAATGCCTTCACTCAGCTCGATGTTGTGCAAGGTTTTGTTTTCGCTTCACATCAGAATATCAATTTTGTTCGACCATTCCGCAGCACCGACCTTAAAACCCGTTTTTTTGGCGTATCTGCCGATTGGGCCATACTACCTTATGCAGGAAGAAGCAGAGGATATGAAAAGTTTGAACTGAGTAGTGTACCTGCAACGGTAAAAGATATCGCAGCATATCCAAGATGGACTGATGAACTTGATGCCCTATTAGAATCAGAATATGGTCAAGGTGCTAACATCGCAGAGTTGTACGGTTATGACAAGTCTTCAATGTTGCAGCTCAAGCAGTATAGTCCGCTGATGTATCAATGGGGAGTGCCTAACTGGATTGGTGCGAAACATTTTGTTGAGTTAGAGTACAGGATTGCCAAGTTCAACGTATCAAAATTCCGTAACGGTCTGACCACATCAGGTTTGCTTCAGCTCTTTGGTGACCTTACTCCTGAACAGCAGAAAGATTACCAGGAAGCCTTCATGCAGAAGATGACCGATACAGGCAATGACTTTAAGGTTATATTCCAAATCCTTGAAAATCCCGAACTGAAAGCTAACTGGGTGCCATTTGAGCAGTCATACAATGGCTACTTTATGGAACTTTCAAATATTGCCAAGGATAGAATTGCTACTGGCTTTGAAATTCCGCTCAGTTTAGTACAGGCAACACCAGGGCAGCTTGGTAATAACCAACAAATCCGTGCTGAGTTCGAAATCTTGTATCGCACAAAGATTTACGATATGCAGCAAGCTATCCTCAGAGGCATTGTGAAGCCTTATTTGGATACGGTTGCAGAAACGGAAGGCATAGAGTTTTTGAAGGGCGTAGAACTTGATTTTATAAACATCGTTCCGGTATCGTTTGCTGGTGATCTCGATGTGAATATGCTACTCACCAAAACTGAAGGCAGAGAAATTCTTGGTTATGGCCCAACATTGGAACCTGCGATTAAAGAAGAGCAGATACAGACTGAAGCAGAAGCAGAAGTTGAAGCCGAAGAGCAACAGCCACAAAACATTTTAGCTAAAATCAAAAACTTATTAGGATGGCGCAATTCATAAAACCATTGGAAGTTGTTCGTGGTGGTTATATTCGCATCACTCCGACAGATACACAGTTCGACCCTAACTTACTTGCACCATTCGTAGACAATGCAGAACGCAGATATGTTCGCAATCTTATTGGTGCAGCGTTTTTCGATGAACTGAAAGCAAACAGAACAGCAAATATAATAAATTATAATCCTGTATTCGGTGCAATTCAACCTGCGTTTACTGATACAGACCTTGAAAATCTGTTCTTGAATGGTAAGCTATTCGACTTGCTTGGTTTTGCAGTCCTGGAAGAGTCTTTGAGTTTTGCGCATTTTAAAATAACATCGGCAGGAGTACAGGTTACACAGGCGAATTTTGCTACTGCTGCAACAGGAAATGATATGCGTTACTTAAAAGATACAATAAAAGACAAGATACAATTTTTGCAACAGGAAGTTATTGCGTATCTTTGCGACAACAGCGCATTATTCGTGCCCTTCTACTTTGAACCTGAAGGTAAATGTCCGAGCTGCAAACCTAAAAACAAAAACATTTCAACATTTCCAATAATCTACTAATAAAATGATGAAGCAATTCGCAGAAATAAAAATTTATGAACTCGGTGGCGGTGTAGCTTTCGAGGAAGTAAGTGAATCAGTACCATTCCTGGTATTGCCAAAAGGACAGTCAACCATCAAATCTTGGGGAACATCAGGATTCCTATTCGAAAATATTGTGACAGGAGATGTTATTGCCTTCGTTGCAGAATACGATGATGTCTTAGATTCCACAGGAACAGCTTACGGAGTTGACCAGTTAGCAGTTTTTACTGCGCTTGGCGGTTTTTTTTTTGATTTAGGTGGCGGTGGTGGTCAAGATTTATTTAGTGTTTTAGCTAATGGTCCTTTTAGTGGGCCAAATAGTATCTTTTTCGAATCAGGTCAAGGAGTAATTCTTAATAATACTTCACGATTAAAGGAAGGCACAATCGATGCAGGCTTAGGTGGCGCAAAAGGTATTGCTCAAATCTGTGCGGTTGGATATGAGTTAAAATGGGAAGCAGGAAGGCTGTATGTGATGGATGGGAATGGTACTGGCATTCGCTGGTCATTGTACAACTTTACAAATACTCCTGCGGTAACAGATGACAATACGAAAGGCTATCAAATTGGAAGCCATTGGACTTTGGACAATGGCACTACTTATGTTTGTTCAGATGCCTCAACAGGAGCAGCGGTTTGGGCAATACAACAAATAGACTACCTCGATTTTAACACGGCAGCAGGTCACACAGTTGCAGAGGGTGAACTCGCTTGGAATAATACCTTAGGCACTTTAAATTTAGGTCTTAAAGG